ACTTCAAACGATACTTGGCTAATGAAGGCTTGGTTATCTAAAGCTGCTGTTCAGTTAAGAGAACAAACTGATGATTGCTTCATGGATCGCAGCAGGAAATCTGATGGATGGATCGGTGATCTTAAGCATCAATCTAGAAAATCCGACCACAACCCTTTACCATCAGGAGAAGTATGCGCAATTGACATTGACGCTGGCTTATCTGACGAACAAGGAATTAGCCATGCTTTGGCAGATCAAATTCGACTGGCAGCAAAATCTGATAAGCGTATTTCGTATATAATCCATGCTGGCAAAATTGCTAGTGCTAAATCATTTTGGCGATTCAAGAAATATACCGGGATTAATCCCCATGATAAACACATCCACATTTCATTTAAGCCTAATCAATCAGGCGAATTTTTTAACATCCCACTACTAGGAGGCAAGTAATGAAACTAACTAACAAACACAAAGCAGCAATTAAGTCATATTTAAGAGCTGTTGCAGCTTCTGGAATAACTGTGGCTCTTGCCATTGTGGGAGATATGAAGCCTGAATACGCAATTTTGCTTGGTGCAATTATTGCTCCTGTTATCAAAGCCATTGATCCTACTTCTGCAAAAGAGGTTGATTATGGTATTGATGGCAAATGACACCCAACGATTGGGTCGCTATCGCCGTTGGCGGTTGCGCAATCGCAAGCAGTTTATTGCTGGCTCTGCGTTGGGTTATTAAGTCTTACCTGGCCGAACTTAAACCTAATGGTGGAGCGTCAATCAAAGATCAAATTAATCGACTTGAGAAGCGTGTCGATGATCTCTTTGTCTTAATCAGTAAGTCATAATTTTAATTATGGCGAACACACGCAAACCTTCTAAACGCAAAAAGATCAATAAGCGTATCGTTCGCCATTCTCCTGAGCCATTAAGTAAATTAGATCAACATTACACAGCTCTGCATGAATGCTATAAAGCAGCTCGTAAAGCAGGATTTACACCAGAACACGCCTTTTGGTTAATGACCGAGCATAAGACTTTCCCTGATTGGATCGTAGGCGATGGAGGAATTATTCCTTCCATTGATCCAACTGACGATGAGGATAACGATTAAGCGATATCTGGTAATTTCAGATTTACAAATCCCATACCACCATGAAGCAGCTGTCAAAAATGTCATTAAACTTGCAAGGCGTGAGAAGTTTGATAGCGTTCTATGCGTTGGCGATGAGATTGACTTTCAAACCATTTCTCGATGGGCTGAGAAAACACCTTTGGCTTATCAACAAACCCTTGATCAAGATCGCACAGCTACTCAAGAGATCCTTTGGTCATTAACTGAGAATGCTAAAGAAGCGCACATTGTTAGATCAAACCATACCGACAGGCTTTACAACACACTTCTAAAAGTTCCGGGCATGTTATCTCTGCCTGAGTTGCAATACGCCAAGTTCATGGACTTTGAAACTTTAGGCATAACCTTTCATAAGACATTTTACGAATTTGAAAAAGGCTGGATCTTGGCTCATGGGGACGAAGGCAACGCAAACCCTAACGCTGGAATGACTGCCCTTAATTTGGCTCGTAAGACTGGCAAATCCTGCGTTATAGGCCACACTCATAGACTGGGCATGAGTGCCTATTCTGAGGGCATAGGAGGCCATTACAGGCCTTTATATGGCATTGAGGTAGGTAATCTTATGAATAAAGCAAAAGCGTCTTATACGCGAACTGTGGCCAATTGGCAGATGGGTATCGCCATCCTTGAATGGAATGGCAAAAACATGACCCCTACGCTTATTCCCATTAACAAAGACGGATCATTTACAGCTCTTGGAAAGTCATATGGAGTGTGAAACAGACTATCAGCCCCGCACGATTGATGATCATATCGATACTGTTGAGGGTTTCGGCTTTATCTAATCGTTATAAGCCACGCCGACACTCAGGTAGATAATTAACTTGATTTAGGTCAAACTTTATGTATTCACAGAGAGCCTGTGGATATGTAAGGGAGCAACATGACACTAAAAGAAGCTGGTCTATTGTGGGTCGCATCGATGGTTTTAATCATCTGGGCTTACGCAATACACCAAAGCGCAAAACAAACGATGTATTGGAGAGGCCGTAAAGACGGCTTTGATATGCACCGCAGAATGATTGATTCTAAAACTAAGTCTGATCAAGTATTCGATTATGACAAAAACTGAAACTCTGTTTGATGAGGTCATTACTACGATCCAACAGCGCGGAAGCGTCTATGGACATCCGTTCTACAACCACAAACGAATTGCGGGCTTATGGTCTGCTTATCTCGATTTCCCAATCACACCACACCAAGCTGCATTATGTATGGCACTCGTCAAGGTTTCTAGGCTTGCTGAAACCCCAGATCACTACGACAGTATCAAAGACTTTATTGCCTATGGATCTGTCTATAAAACTGTGCTTGATGCCGTCAAAGATGAAAACTGGGAGGAATAATAATGGCTTTTAATTTAGCAGATTACGAAACAGTAGAAACTAGATTGGAGAAATGGCATGACAAATTTCCAGACGGAAGGATCGAAACCGAGTTGGTCGAAGCATCAAACACTAGATACATTATTGTTTGCAAATTATTTAAAACAGAGGCAGATGCCAAACCATGCTCGTCAGGTATCGCTTCTGAAACGATTTCAGATCGCGGTGTTAATGCAACTTCTGCATTGGAGAATTGCGAAACTTCAGCGATCGGTCGAGCACTTGCAAACGCAGGTTTTGCAGCTAAAGGCAAGAGAGCATCAAGAGAGGAAATGGTAAAGGTTGAAGCATTTACACCAAAGTATTCTCCACCGGGCAGTAAAGCGCGAGCAATGGAACATGCAATTTACTTGGTTGATCAAAAGGAAACTACAAATGAACCTGCACCAGTTGAATGGAGCGTTGGAGATGTTGTATCTGAAATCGGATCAAACACGCCAGCAATACAAGAATGCAAACATGGACAAATGATTGTTAAACAAGGAACTGCAAAGACTGGCAGACCATTTTACGGAGCAGTTTGCTCAGCTGCTAAACCCGATCAATGTGATGCAAAATGGGCAAAGATTACCGCTAATGGTAAATGGTATTTTGAAGGAGGTGAATAAATGGGTTATGTAGAGATTATCGATGGCTCTGGATTAATGGCAACGCTTGAAAATGATGCGATCAAAGTAGAGCCAACGACAGTTCATTGCGACTTATGCAACGATGACAGATTACTTCATGAGGGCGATCTGCTTCGATGCTATTCCTGTCATTCAATCAATCGAATTCCATAATGCCAAACTACGAATACGCTTGTGATAGAGAGGGGTCGAGTATTGTATTGGATCTGCCGATGCAGCACGAAATCCCTTTTTGTCAAGTATGTGGCTTTGAATTAACGCGTGTCTATACAGCTGTGCCAGCAATCTTTAAGGGCTCAGGATGGGCTGGTAAAGGTGGTTAAGTTCAAGTGCAATGGCTGCTCAGGCAATACTGAGTTTATCTGGCTGGATCAATATCCAAGTGCCAATGGATTTAGGGTTTATCAATGCTTACGCTGCAATTGTGTTGGGACAAAGAACTTAGCAGAAGCTACTGACAATCAAGAACCTGTCATTCGATGCACAAAGTGTGGATCATGGCAGTTCGTAGATCAGGTCTGTCATACATGCGAATTGATCGCAACAAAGTGAGTGAGGCTGGATATGATTACAACTGGATTGACCAATATGGAATTGTGCCTTACTTCGACTTGCCGTCTGACCTGCGGTTTTGTTAATAGATTTGGAGGCGTATGCTACCCTTAAACGCAAATTCGCTTTCAGAGCGAAAGGGCGATCTGCGAAGCAGAAAGATCGCAAGGTTTGGTTTGGTGATATCTCTGTTCATTGTCATTGAAACTGCCTTTGTAAAGATTGATCCCGTTCATGCTACTGATAATCATGTAATGAACTTAAAGCTATTCGCTTATCATTCCTTTAAGACATATGATCAATTTGATTGTTATAACTACCTTGTATTCAAAGAGAGTTCTTGGAACTACAAAGCCCGGAATAATAGTCATTATGGACTTGGACAGATAAAGAATAAGTTAGTGTTGAAGCAAACACCAAGAGAACAAATACTATTTCATATGAAGTATATTGGTCATAGATACGGCTATGTAAATGGAGAACCTAATGCTTGTAAAGCAGCTGAACACTTTGATAGTAAAGGCTGGCATTGAGTAGATCAGCGTTAAGAGATAGCGGATCGACCAGACAATGGCGAAACATAAGACAAAGAATACTTAGGAGAGATGGGCATATCTGTCAATACTGTGGGCAAGAAGCA